ATGGCATTCAATGGTAAAAAAACTATGAGAGATGTTATTAAGTTTGTAGAAAAGAACGAATCAGTAAACGAAGCAACATTTGTTCCAGTATCAGGTACTAAAGCAGGTGGTTATCTTGTTTTAAATAATAGAAAGTACCAACTAAAAAAAGATATTAAGGATGTACAGATTGGTAACAATTACATAGTAACATTACCTAAAGGAACTATTATATACAATTTACCTGGTGGTGTATTAGCAAGTCATAAATCTTTAGAAAAGTATGATTCTTCAAGTAACAGATATTTTAAAAAATCTGATTACAGTGGAATTGGGATTAGACAATTCCCTCGAACTATAAAAGCTATTGAAAAACACTCCAAGATATTAGAATCAGTAAATGAAGGATATGGTCCTTTCATAAAAGCTAAAAATCTTAATGATATTATTAAGTTATCAAAACAAAAGAAAAACGCAACATTCTATGTAACTGATGATAATAATTCTCGTATCGGTGCATTTTACTTAAAGAATGGTAAGTTTGCAAAAGCAACTACTGCAAACGCTAATTATGATTTTCAAAAAAACAAAACAAACTTAAAAGATAGAAGTGATGTAATCTACAAATATAAAATAGATGAATCAGTAAACGAGGCATATATTGTATTGTACGCACCAAAAAAAGGATTCAAGCCAATAACAACCGCTGCTTACAAACATAAGAAAGACGCTGAAAAGTGGGCGAAAGATTTAGGTGGTGTCACAATGATTATTAAAAGAAAAGTAAAAGGTATCGATGAAGGTAAGAAAAGATACTACCAAAAAGATGGTATTGGTAAAGCAAAATACACAATCTCGTACCACGATGGAAAAAAGACACACAAAGATGGTAGTGATTTCTTTGATATCCAAATTTTCAAAAACAAAAAAGATTTAGCAAAGTTTGTAAATGCTTTACATAAAGCTGGTTATGTTTATGGATTTAATGAAGGTGTAAACGAAGGTGTATTTTCTAATTTAGACCTAATCAGACAAAACTCTAAAGACGCAAGAGATTTTATCAAGAATGTATTTAAAGATGATGATTTTAAAGATATGAAAAACGATAGAGAGTTTTTAAAGTATCTTAAATCTATCTACGAAGGATTTGCAAGTGACGCACAAAGAAGAGCGGCATTCGCAAGTGGATACAAAGCAAAAGGTAAAAAAGGTAAAAAAGAATCAATCGAAGAATATGATGTAGAAAATTACCAAGATGTCAAAGAGTTTGTAGAATTTATGAAAGAATACAAATCAGATGTCAATGAAGCAGAGTATCAAGGTCGTGATGTTAAACTTGGTAAGATAATGCAAGGTGATGTTAAAAAGTTTAAAGTCTATGTTAAGAATCCAAAAGGTAATGTAGTAAAAGTAAACTTTGGTCACAAAGGTAAAGGTGGTGAAAAAACCATGAGAATTAAGAAATCTGACCCTGAAAGAAGAAAAGCATTTAGGTCAAGACATAATTGTGACAATCCTGGTCCAAGACACAAGGCAAGATATTGGGCTTGTAGAACTTGGTAATTCATTAAAAATATTTTCATATTTATATAAAACTAAATAAAAAGTTATGAAGTACATTCACGCGTATAAACTCGATGAGGGTAAAACCTTAAACGATTTACATTTATTAACACAATTACTTAGTATTTTAAAACTTAAAGTATCAACTAACTCTAACATTGAATTGTATGTTGATGATTATACTTTATCTGAATTCAAAAAATTTGGAATAGAAAAGTTATACGACAATGTTGATACTAAAGTTCTTGAATCTTATCCATCTAAAAAAATATCAAAACAATATTCATCTTCTTATAAAGTATGGGTAATGAAACATCAAGAAGACCCGTTTTGTATATTGGATACAGATTTAGTATTACATAATATAAAAGATGATGACTTAGAAAAAGCTAAAGTATCTTTTTTATATCCAGTATCATCTACAAATTATCCGTTTCCTACTATTCTAAACAAACCAAAAAACTTTAATTGGACTGATAGAGAAATAGTATCTTTTGGAAACTCATTACCTGTAAGTACATCAGTAGTTGCATTTAACGATATGGATTTTTTAAAAGAATATACAGATAGATATTTTGAATTTGTATTAGGAAATAAAGGTGGTATATCTGTAAAAGGGTTTGACTATTATACAGAAGGTGATGAACAACTAACAATGGAACATTGGTTATTGTCTTCAATGATATGGGATAAAAAACACGACAACTTTGGAAATTATGTTGAAGGATTTTCTACCCAATCACTAACATCGGCAATATCTTTTCCATTAGGACTTAACCATCAAATGTATAACATACAAAGAGGTGACCTTTTAAAAGAGTTATCAGCACAAGTATTTCACTTGTTAAGTGCAAAAGATTTCTATGATAGAGCAATCAGAGAAGATAACAACCAATTCTATCTTCAATGGGATAATCTAAAAAAAGATTTGTTATCTGCAAATAACGACTTTATACAATATTTAAAAAAACAAGAATACTTTGATATATTAGAAAAGATTGAAGAATATTGTAGAGAAATACCAAAAGGGATTAATTAATTTTATTCCCATATTTATATTAGTAATCAAAGTTTAATTAATAATCAAAAAACGGAAAAATTATGACTACATTTTTAATTATTTTAGGTGTACTACTTGTAGGAGCAGGTGTATACTATTATTTCTATAAGCAAGGAAAGATTAATGACAGAGATGGTGACTACATTCCAGATGAAGTTGAAGACGCAGTAGAGGACGCCAAAGAAGTTGCTAAAGAAGTAAAAAGAAGAGCAAAAAGAGTTAAAGAAGAACTCGGTGATGTTGCTGACGCAGTAAAAGAAGTTGGTAAACAAACTAAAGATGTTGTATCAGCTGCAAAAGGTAAAACCAGAAGAGGTAGAAAACCTGGCAAAAAAGCAACAAAAAAATAAACTCATAGGAGTACATAGTAATGGGACTATTTAAAAATGTTGGAAGTAGACTCCAAAATTTAATAATCATTGTCCTCTGTATACTTGTCTTACTCAAAACTTGTGGTGGTGGTGACGATGTTACTACTGAAAAGGTTGTTACTAAAATCGAAACACGATATGACACCTTAACAGTAGAAAAAAAAGTCTATGTACCAAAATACACTACACGAATTGAGACTAAGACTATTACAGATACAATAGTTTTAAAATCAAAAATTGATACCCTTGAAATCTTAAAAGATTATTATAGCAAATATGTTTATAAAGATACTCTTAAATTAGATTCATTGGGTTATATTACTATTGTAGATACTATTACTCAAAATAAGATATTTAGCAGAAACTTTGACTCCCAAGTATTAATACCCACTACAACAATTACTAATGACATTTACCTCAACAAACCAAAAGTATTTGGTGGGGTAAGTGTTGGTGGTAATTCTAAACAAATAAACTTCTTATCTGGCGATTTACTTTATAAATCAAAAAGAGATAATGTTTATGGATTAGGTTTGGGTGTAAATCAAAACTTTCAACCAATAGTAATTGGTAGAGTGTATTGGAAAATTTCACTTAAGAAAGATAGGGACAAAAAGTAAATGTATGGCGAAGAATATCAAACAAATAATCAAAGAAGAGTACATCAAATGTGCTAAAGACCCCGTATACTTTTTCAAAAAGTATTGTTACATCCAACACCCATCTCGTGGTAAAATTCTTTTTAATCTATACGATTTTCAAGAAGACCTAATGGACGCAGTATCTGAAAACAGATTTAATGTAATTTTAAAATCAAGACAATTAGGTATATCAACATTATCAGCCGGATATTCTTTATGGTTGATGTTATTTCAAGAAGATAAAAATGTTTTAGTTATTGCAACAAAACAAGAGGTAGCAAAAAACCTTGTAACAAAGGTTAGATTCATGCACCAAAACTTACCATCGTGGTTAAGAGGAAATACAGAAGAAGATAACAAGTTATCACTAAGACTTAAAAATGGTTCTCAAATAAAAGCAACATCTGCAGCAGGTGACGCTGGTCGTTCTGAAGCATTATCTTTACTTGTAATTGATGAAGCGGCATTTATTGATAATGTAGAAGATATTTGGACTTCATCACAATCAACATTATCAACAGGTGGTGGTGCAATAGTTTTGTCAACTCCAAATGGTGTTGGTAATTGGTTTCATAAAGTTTGGTTACAAGGACAATCAGGTGAACAATGGAATCCAATAGAACTACATTGGTCAGTTCATCCTGAAAGAGATAAACAATGGAGAGAAGAACAAACAAAATTATTAGGTGAAAAAGGTGCAGCACAAGAATGTGATTGTGATTTTATTTCTTCTGGTTATACAGTAGTAGAAGGTTCAACACTAAAATGGTATGAAGAGACGCATGTTAAAGACCCGATTGAAAAAAGAGGTTTTGATGGTAACTATTGGTTATGGGATTATCCTAACTATTCTCGTGACTATGTTGTTGTGGCTGATGTTGCTCGTGGGGATTCTACTGACTATTCTGCGTTTCATGTTTTTGATGTCGAAAATGTGGAACAAGTTGCTGAATATAAAGGTAAAATCGAAACAAAACAATATGGTGCATTTTTAACATCAGTAGCTACCGATTGGAATAATGCATTACTTGTAATTGAGAATGCAAATATTGGATGGGCAGTAATTCAAGAAGTTATTGACAGAAACTATACTAATCTATATTATTCATATAGAGAATTAGGATATGTTGATGAAGATATACATTTAAGAAAAGGATGGGACTTAAAAAGAAAAGATGATATGGTTCCTGGCTTTTCTATGACATCAAGAACAAGACCACTTGTTATATCTAAGTTAGATACATATATGAGAGAAAGAACTCCGTTAATTCGTTCAAAAAGATTAATTGATGAGTTATTTGTATTTATTTGGTCAGGATCCCGAGCAGAGGCGCAAAGAGGATATAATGATGATTTAGTAATATCATTCTCAACAGGTCTTTGGGTTAGGGATACGGCATTAAAATTAAGACAACAAGGAATGGATTTGACAAGAACCACCTTAACTCATATAAGAAAGAACCAACCAGGCGTTTATAGTGGTAAAACTACTGGTCAAAACCCTTGGAAACAGAAAGACGCAAGGGGTAATGACCAAGATTTAACTTGGTTACTATAAAATTTGGATATAAACTATTTTTTTTGTATATTTATACATTGTAGAAGTATACTATATTATTAGAAACTAAAATTATGGCAGATAAATCATTATTTGGTAGATTAAAGAAATTATTCAACACCCAAGTTGTTGTTCGTAGAATTGGTAAAGGTAACACTCGTGCTATTGATACACAAAGACTACAATCACAAGGTAACTTGAGGAGTTCATCTTACTATGATAGGTTTGGTAGATTACATACCACAAGAAAACATTGGGAAACCTATAATAATCAATTTAACTATCACTCAAACAAATTAGAATTATATACAGATTATGAGGCGATGGACAAAGATTCAATCATCGCATCTGTATTAGATATATACTCAGATGAATGTACCCTAAAAAATGATATGGGTGATGTTTTAAGAATTAAAACAAATGATGAAAATATAAAGAAGATTTTACATAACCTTTTTTATGATGTATTAAATATTGAGTTTAATCTTTGGGCATGGATTAGAGGTATGAACAAATATGGTGATTATTTCTTACATCTTGATATTGAAGAGGGAGTAGGTATTGTAAATGTATCACCACTTTCAGCATACGAAATTGAAAGAGAAGAAGGTTTCAATCCTGAAAATCCATACGAAGTAAGATTCAAGTTAGGTGCAGCCGGAGCAGCTCATGGGGCGGCATCAAATAAAAAAGAAGATATTTTTGAATTTTATCAAATGGCACACTTTAGATTAATGTCTGATTCAAACTTCCTTCCATATGGTCGTTCATTATTAGAAGGTGCAAGAAAAACTTGGAAACAATTAACTCTTATGGAAGACGCAATGATGATTCATAGAATTATGAGAGCGCCAGAAAAAAGAGTATTTAAAATTGATGTAGGTAATATTCCACCATCTGAAGTTGATAATCATATGAGAAGTATTATTGACCAAATGAAGAAAGTTCCTTATCTTGACCAACAAACAGGTGATTACAATCTTAAGTTTAATCTAATGAATATGTTAGAAGACTATTATCTGCCTGTAAGAGGTGGACAAAGTGGTACTGAGATTGATTCTTTACAAGGAATGGAGTTTGGTGGTATTGATGATGTTGAATACTTAAAAAATAGAATGTTAGCAGCATTAAAAGTTCCAAAAGCATTTATTGGATACGAAGAAGGTGTTGAAGGTAAAGCAACATTAGCACAAGAGGACATCAGATTTGCAAGAACTGTTGAAAGATTACAAAAAATTGTACTATCTGAGTTAACAAAGATTGCGATTGTTCATTTATATTCACAAGGATATGAAAATGCTGACTTAGTTAACTTTGAATTAGAGTTAACAAACCCATCAATCATATACGAACAAGAAAAAGCAAACCTTTGGAGTGAAAAAACAAGATTGGCAAGTGATTTAAAAGACCTTAAGATGGTATCACAAGAATGGGTATACAAAAACATCTTCAATATGTCCGATGATGAGTGGAAATTAGAACAAGGTAAAGTAATTAAAGACTTAAAACTTGGATTTAGACACGAACAAATAGAGACAGAGGGTAATGACCCTGTAAAAACAGGTGAATCATTTGGTACTCCACACGATTTAGCACAATTACAACAAAATGGTGAAGAAGATGGTCAAGTTGGTGAATATGGTGGTGGTGGTGGAGCTCCTCCTGGTGGATTTGATGGTGCAGGAAGACCGCCTAAAACAG